TTATGTGTTATACCCACTCGGATTTAATAAATTATTTTGAGATTGAATCAAATGGTTTATTTGGTAAGTTTTTTGAGGATTTGAAGAATAATAAATTAGTTGTTAAGTCGGAAGATACTAAAGAAGTTGTTGTTAATAACTTGGATATAAATAAGGCGGGATTGTATGTTATAACATTTAATAGTCCAAATCAATTTGAAACACTAATACAATCAATGTTAGAATATGATAAAGATTTTATTATTAAACCAAAAAAGTTTTTATTGAATAACTCAACTGATTTATCAACAACACCAAGATATCAACAACTTTGTGAAGAATATGGTTTTGAACATATTAAGAAAGATAATATTGGAATTGTTGGTGGTAGAGTATTTGTTGCGGAACATTTTGATGAGACAGGTTTAGATTTCTATTATTGGTTTGAAGATGATATGTCATTTTACCCTAAAAAAGGTGAAGTATGTAAAAATGGTTTTAATAGGTTTGTTCCTAACTTATATTCAAAAACACTATCAATAATGAAACAAGAAAATTTTGATTTTTTAAAGTTAAATTATACTGAATTTTATGGTGATAATAGTACTCAGTTTTCTTGGTATAATTTACCGCAAGATAAAAGAAGAGAATTATTTCCTGAAAAACCATCATTACCTGTTCAAGGTTTAGACCCAAATGCTCCGAGAACTAAATTTAATTCTATAAAGACACATCAAGGATTATCATATGTTAACGGTGAAATTTATTTATGTAATTGGCCAATTATTTTAACTAAAAAAGGGAATTATAAATGTTATTTAGAAACTAAGTGGGCTCATCCCTTTGAACAAACCCTTATGTCGTATTGTTATCAAGAAACCGTTAAAGGAAATATTAATTCTGGTCTTTTATTATTAACACCTACGGAACATAACCGTTTTGAATTCTATGAAAGTAATTTAAGAAAGGAAAGTTAATATTTTATCTCCTTTTTTAAGATTATCTTTTGCCCACAGTGGTTGTAAGTTTGTATAGTGAGAAAGTTTATAAATTTCTTCTTCTGTTTTTGCTGAAGATAATGGTATAATATGGTCAATATGCCAACCGTATTGACCGTGATTATCCCAAGACATTCCTTCTGTAAATTGATTTTCTAAATGTTCCTTAAGTAATACAGGGGTACATCCTATAATTTCAAGAGTACTATTTTGTTTTTTTAAATTTTTACTTTTAAAAAAAAGCCTTGTTCTTGCTCTCATAATATTAATTAATTTAAATAGAGGTTCGTTATTATACTTATATATGACCCATTTATTTTGATAGTCGGTATTTTTATTAAACCAATCTTTTTTTGATTTTTTTACTTTTTCCTTATTATTATCAACATACTTTTGTTTAATTTTATCGACTTTTTCTTTATTATTTTGACTATACGAAGTTGAATATTTATTCATACATATTTTACAAGTTCTTCTAGCCTCATTTTCTTTTTTTGGGTTTTTATAAAACTCACAAACATCCTTTTCAATTTTACACTTACTACAAATTTTTTTTTCCATAGTGTTCTCTAAGTAATTTTTCAATAAGTCCTGATTTATTAGTAATATCTTCTTCCATTCGTTTAAATAATTTAGGGTCTAAACTAATCGCGAATTTAATTTTTTTATCCTCTTCTTTTTTTCTTGGTTTCATATTATATAAATATCTTGTAAAGTATGAAAAGTCATACTTAAAAAAACAAATATACAAGATATTTATTAATAAACAAAAAAAATGGATTTTTTCATAAAGGAGCGAGCGACGCTACCCGTATTAAAAATGCAGGTACTTAAGGATGGCCGTGCTGGTTATCAACAATTAATGGAAGACTTAGAAGTTTCCACAATTTTTTTTACTATGATTGATGTTGAGACGGGAATACCAAAAATAGTTTCAGCACCTTGTAGTATTGTACCTTTAATCTTACCTGTAGGTGCAACACCTGAATATTATATTTACTTTAAATTTACTTCAAGAGATACAAATACTCCTGGTAGATATACAGGTCAATTCTTAATTAAAAATGATGAAGGTAATTTAATTCTTCCAATCAGAGAAGAACTATATATAAACATACAACCAAGTTTTATTTCTGAAACTGCTTGTTGTTAGTTTGATTAGTCAGTTTTTTATAATATATTTATAGTTGAAGGTAAATTTCACGACGGTGTGAAAGCTAATAAACCAACTGTAAATATATGATATCTAACGAAGAAATTGAATCGTTCTTGCACGGGAATGACCCCGAAGAATTTATCGTAGCAATAGAATTTGACTACGCATCCAACTCCATTTACAAAATTAAAGAGATTCCTGGTAAAGGAAAAGAAATCCGTAAGGATACGTTTACACCATTTGCTTGGGTAGGTGATTTACGAGGAATCAAGTTCTATAAAGATTCCAAGTCAGCCCAAAAAGAGGCGATGACCAAACACGGAATTGTTATCGAGAAATTACAAACACACGGAAATGAAAGATTAGAAAAGGGTTTAACTTATATTGTTAAATCTTTAAAAGGTTATAGAGAACTTATACAGTTCTTTCGAGAGGGTGGTTGTGACCCTTGGGGTGAGAAGACCAAAGACAAGGTTATGATTCTACCACCCGTAGAACAATACCTCATATCAAAAGAAAAAAGATTATTTAAAGGTTTTGAAAACTATGACGAGGTAACCAGGCTCGTATATGACTTAGAGACGACCGCTCTTGAACCAAAAGACGGTCGTATCTTTATGATTGGAATTAAGACAAACAAGGGTTATCACAGAGTTATTGAATGTATTGATGAGGCGGAAGAAAAGAATGCAATTATTGAATTCTTTAAAGTCATCAATGAGTTAAAACCAAGTATCATTGGTGGTTATAATTCAGCAAACTTCGATTGGCATTGGATTTTTGAAAGATGTAAAATCTTGGGAATTGACCCAAAGAAGATATGTAAGTCGTTACACCCCGACCATTCATTCACAAGAAAAGAGAGTATGTTAAAACTTGCCAATGAGGTTGAATCGTATACTCAAACTTCAATTTGGGGTTATAATGTAATTGATATTATCCACGCGGTTCGTAGAGCACAGGCAATCAACTCAAGTATTAAAGCCGCTGGTTTGAAGTATATTACCAAATATATTAACGCAGAAGCTCCTGACCGTGTGTATATTGACCACTTGGACATCGGACCATTCTTCTTAAACAAAGAAGAGTTTTGGTTCAACACTCAAAATGGTAATTATAAAAAAGTTGGTTTGGACCCAAAGATTGATGCAATCTGTGAAAAAAGAACTGATGTATACCAAAAAATTACAGGTGACAAGTTGGTTGAGATGTATCTTGACGATGACTTAGATGAAACCCTAAAAGTTGACCAAGAGTTCAACCAAGGCTCGTTCTTGTTGGCGGCGATGATTCCAACAACATACGAAAGGGTTTCAACAATGGGTACCGCAACATTATGGAAAATGTTGATGTTGGCTTGGTCTTATAAACACGGACTTGCAATTCCTGCCAAACAAGGTAAAACAGATTTTGTGGGTGGTCTATCACGACTACTTAAAGTGGGATATTCAAAAGATGTTCTTAAACTTGACTTCTCTTCACTCTATCCTTCCATTCAGTTGGTTCACGATGTGTTCCCTGATTGTGATGTGACAGGAGCGATGAAAGGAATGTTAAAATGGTTCCGTGATACCCGTATCAAATACAAACAACTTGCGGAACAATACTATGAGATTGATAAGAAGAAATCTGAATCGTATGGTAACAAACAATTACCGATTAAAATCTTCATCAATAGTATGTTCGGTGCGTTGTCTGCACCACAGGTATATGCTTGGGGTGATATGTATATGGGAGAACAGATTACTTGTACGGGTAGACAATACCTTCGTCAGATGATTAAATTCTTTATGACCAAGGGGTATGTTCCATTGGTTATGGATACGGACGGTGTGAACTTCTCAACCCCGCCAGATGCAAAGGATAGAGTATATGTCGGTCGTGGATTAAATTGGAAAGTTAAGTTGGGTAAAGAATATTATGGGCCTGAGGCGGATGTTGCTGAATATAACGATATCTTTATGAGAGGTGAAATGGCATTAGATACCGATGGGGTATGGCCGTCTTGTATTAACTTGGCTCGTAAGAACTACGCGGTTATGGACGCCAAAGGTAAAATCAAACTAACGGGTAACAGTATCAAATCAAAGAAACTTCCTTTATATATTGAGGAATTCTTGGACAAGGGCATTAAGATGTTACTTGAGGGTGATGGAAAATCTTTTGTGGAATATTATTATGAATACCTACAAAAAATTTATGATAAACAAATTCCGTTAAGTAAGATTGCCCAAAGAGCTAAAGTTAAATTAACTATGGATGATTATAAAAAACGTTTAACTGAGAAGACAAAGGCGGGGAATAGTATGAGTAGAATGGCCCATTTAGAATTGGCAATACAAAACAACTTAAAGGTGAGTTTGGGTGATGTAATTATGTATGTGAATAATGGTCTTAAAGCATCTCATGGTGACGTTCAAAAAAAGGGTGACGGAGTCCAAATTAACTGCTATATGTTAGATAAAGATATTTTGGATAATGACCCAAATTTAACAGGTGACTACAATGTTCCAAGAGCAATTACCACATTCAATAAAAGAATCGAACCATTATTGGTTTGTTTCAAGAGTGAAGTAAGGGAAGCATTAATTGTTAATAACCCTGAAGATAGAGGTATCTTTACCACAGCTCAATGTGAGTTAATTAATGGTGAACCATTTGAAGAATCAGACCAAGATAAATTGGAAGATGTGTTAACCATTACTGAAGCGGAAATGTCATATTGGGAAAAGAGAGGTTTGAAACCTGACTATATGTATGACTTGGCAGAAGAAGGGTGGGAAGAAAAGCTAGGAATTCTTGAGACCGTCTGATGATAAGATATACCAATTACCTGCACAGAATCTAAATTCAATACAGGTATATTTTTCGGTAACTATTTCATCGTAGTCTTCATCAATTTTACCTGTATCAGGTTTAATTGTTACATTCGTCATTGACTTAACCACAATATGGTCTGTCGTATGTGAATCTAAAATAATGGTGGAGTTTAATACGTTTCTAACGACGATACAATCTTCACCATTTGTTTTATATTCCGTTTCTGAAATGATTGCAATTTCAGATGTTTCTAAAATTTCTCCGTTAATTAATCTTGTTGAGGGTATTGTTCTTAATATTGCCATATTTTAAATTACATATATTTGACGAGGCATTGCTCTGAACTTCATTTGTTTATTTAAGTTCTCCGCAATCAACGCTTCTCTTTCCATAACTTTTTCAGGTCTTAATCTTGTTAACCAACCTTCCGCACCTGTAAGTTCTTCTATTAATTTTGTTTTTTCGTCTTTACCTTCTGTCAATAAACTGGTATAATCCATTGTAATTTCAGAGTCAGGAGTTTTTAAGTTTCCACTATATTTTCCTCTAACTCTACCCAAAGTTTCTTTAACGTATGCCGTAAACCATCTTCTAACCCATTGTTGTGCTGGTACATTTAAGTCCGACCAAGTAAGTTCTTCTAATGGAACATCTGTTGGTAATTTAATAACATCAGGATTATTCTTCAAACAATCTGCTCTGCTATCAGGTGTTGTTTCGTAATACCAATACCAAACCGCCTTACCAACGTAATTACTATAAGAACTCCAATTAAAATTATTACCAGGGGCATTGTAAAGTTGTAAATCTTTTTTACCATCAGGTAATGCGGTAATTCTGTAAGTTAAGGAACCACCAAGAATTCTATTTAAAATATTTGATTGTTGCATTCTTATTAGATAGTCAAAACCTGACATCATAAAATAAGAACCTTGATAACCCATCTGAGCAAAACCTGCTTCATTCGCACCTAAACCAACACCACCAAATCCACCAATACCACCCAAACCAAATGCAGTCCAAGGTTGGTTGCTGAACCATAAAACTTCATTAATTTCACGTCCTGCAGGAATTTCGTAGTTTTGTTTATTTGCCTCAAGAATAATATAATCTTTTTTCAAGACCCAAGGACCTTGAGCCTGAAGACCTACAATTTTAGAATATGAATAAGAGAATTGTTGTTCAAAATCCATTGTTCTTGTAATCAATGCATTTGCAACAGATTTTTCTGTCATATTTAAGTTAACTAAGTTAACCCATTGACTATCAATTAACCAATTTAAGATATATTGTTCATAATCTTGAATAGAAAGTTCCATCAAAGAATCCATCATTTCATCTTCGATTTCAACACTTCTTAACGGAGCACCTAAAAGGTGTTTAACTCTCGTATAAATTTTACTTCTTTCTGGTTCTGGAATAACTGCCATATCTAATAAATATTAGATATTTTCTTATTGTATGTTATACATTAGAGAATCGGCAGGAAATACAAAATTACCTTCAACTATTTTTGGTTCTTTGTTGAAGATTAAAACATTTCTTCCTTTTTGAAAAATCATCAAATCTGTCTTATAGATTTTAACACTTGCAGTCCCCTCTAAAGTAATTCCGTCTTCACTAATAATCATATGTCTAAATGGTTTAACTTGGGCGGTGTAAGTTTTACCGCCCTCTTTGGTTATTTCCAAGTCAACACCCTGCAGTGCGTCTTTTTTACTTCCTAACTCACCAATAAGTTCAACTTTAACATCTTTACCGAAATGTTTTTTCAAAAGTGCTACAGTAATTTGTTCTCTCTTATTACCTAACATATTTTTTTCAATTAAAATTTTTAATAGGTTATTGAAAGTTGAACTTTCTCTATTAAAAATTCTTTCTTTAAAATGTTTAATTGCTCTAACAAATCTTTCTGTTTCTTTCTTTTGTTCTAATGGTGTTTTATCCATAAAACTAATTGGCTCTTTGTTGGTTGTCTTGGAAATAACTTTATTTAAATCTTTTAATAAGATACAGAATGTAGTATAGTTTGTATTCAACTTATTGATTACCGACCGACCAGGTCCCTCAAGATTATAAATTCCTGGTAACTCATTGTTTTCAGGTTTTGAAATGTAATTTTCTGAAAAAACTTCTCTTAGAATTTCATTAATACCATTCATATAAGTTTTCTTTACGTCAGGGTTTGAATTGAATAATACTCTGTAAAATTCATTTTCTGATTGAGAACACATCTCTAATTTTGATTCGCTTAAAACTTGTTTCATTTTTGTTGTTTCTAATAATTTGGTTTCTACTTTCATATCATACATTTTACTAACAAAATCCCAATTAACGACTTTCCAAAAGTTCGTAATGTACTCGTCTCTTTTGTTTTTGTATTTCAAGTAGTATGCATGTTCCCACAAATCTAAGCCTAATATTGGAAATCCGCTGCCCTGAATAATGTTCATTAATGGATTATCTTGATTTGGTGTGGTCATAATTTTTAAAGTGTTCTTTGAAGTTACCACTAACCACACCCATCCTGAACCAAATCTACTCTTCGCTTTCTTCTCAAATTCTTTTTTGAAATTTGAGAAAGTTCCCCACTGATTGGTAATTTTTTTATATAAATCGCCAGTTAATTTTTTTGGAGTAGGTGTTAACATATTCCAAAATAATGCGTGATTAAATGCTCCACCCGCATTATTTCTGATGTCTGTATTAAAACGACTAATTGTTTTAATTATTTTTTCTAAATCTAAATCTCCGTAATTTTTCTTTGATAATGCGTCGTTTAACTTATCAACATATCCTTTATAATGTTTATTATAATGGAAGTCCATTGTTTCTGCGTCAATAAAATTTTTGAGGGCTGCGTAGGAATAAGGTAACTTTTCTATTCCAATTTTTTTCATTTCAGTGATTAACAATTCTTTTTCTTCATTAACACGTTCTTTAATAATTTGTGTTTCTAATTGTGTAATCTTATCTTTTATTTTTTTCATGTATTTGGATTATATTTTCTATATAAATAATCCGTTGTTCGTTAATCTCTTAACTTATTAATTCTTTGTAGTATTTCTTCTGCCGCGTCAGCTGGGTTTAAATTGTCGCCCATCACAGTTGCAATTACTTGTTTTTTGTTGTTTAGAATGTCATAGATAATGCCTTCTATTGTATTTTCAAATATAGGATAATAAACCAAAACATTATTTTTTTGTCCGTAACGATACGCACGGTCTTCCGCCTGTGCGTGGTCTGAAGGTAAAAATGATAAATCATTCATAACAACCGCTTCAGCAGCAGTTAATGTAATACCAACACCCGCAGCTTTAATGTTCCCGACAAAAACTTTAACTTTTGGATTTTCTTGAAATTGGTCAACGGAGTATTGTCTTTCAGGTTTACTCATTGACCCGTCTAACTTAACCGCCATTTTCCCAAAGTGTTCGGTTATTTTATTTAATGAATCTGTAAAATTACAAAAAATAATAACTTTTTTATCTTGCTCCAAAATGTTCTCAGCAATTTCAATTGTTTGAGTAATTTTTTCATCAGCAATGATTTGTCTAACCTTTGTTAATTTAGAAAATTGGACTGTTAATGATTTTGATTCTTCAGGGTTTTTATCATACCAATCATAATACTCACCCATAACCTCTTCATACTCTTTTGATTTTAATCTTAGATAAACAGGAGTAATAATTTTTTCAGGTAAATCCAACACATTTTCTTTCAATCGTCTTAATGTTAGTCCTGAAGTTCTGTCTCTTAATTCTTCCAAATTTGATGCTCCCGTAACATTCCATACTTTTCGGTTCCCAACCTTGAATTGATAACCACCACAATATCTAATAGCATATGCTAACCAATTTTTGGCGACAGGAGATTCAACCAAACTTAATAGGTTAAAATAATCCATAGGACGTGATGTCATAGGTGTCCCTGTTAATAACCACAACCTTTCAGTTTTCTTAACAATATCGTTAATTAGTTTTGTTCTTTGTGCAGTGGCATTCTTAATATAATGTGCCTCATCAACAATAACCAAATCAAAATTAGCTAATAGGATTTGTGATTCATCTTTTTTCTTTGGGTCGTGAAAATTTTTAATGATATCGTAATTCGTGATAACAAAATCGTGTTCGGTTGAAAAGTTTTTACCCTCAGCAATATAGATTGATTTGTCCGAATAATTTTCAATTTCTCGTTTCCAGTTAATCTTCAAAGTTGCGGGACAAATGATTAGAATTTTTTTGGCTCCTGTTTCCAAAGCGGCAATAATCGTGGATGTCGTCTTGCCCAAACCCATATCATCTGCCAATATGAACTTCTTATTCTCAAGTAATTTTTGAATTGCTTCTTTTTGATGATTAAGTGGTGGACGATTTGAATATTTTGAATAATCAATTACAACATCTTTAACGGAATTATCTTTGATAATTGCTGCTTTAGGTAACCAAAAATCGTGAAGTTCTTCAGTTTCAAATACCTTACCCCAAATATGATATGCCTTTTCTTTATCTGCCAAAAGTTTTTCAACCCAAACTTTTTGAGGTATTTCGGTGTATAATTTATCGTCAGCTAATTTCTGAGCGAAGTAGGCATCAAGTATAACCCACTTTCTTGCAACTTTTGGTTGTTTATCGTGAAAACTAATTATATACTCAGATTGACTTCTTGTTGGGTAGAATTTTTTATTAACTTGCGATTTGCGTTTTAGTTCTAATAGATAGTTATTTCCACCATCATAGGCTTCAAGAAGTACCATAGCCCTTGACTCTAAACTTGATTCCATTCTTTAACTTAAAACTTTGTGTTAAATATAAGTAAAAATAAAGTATTTATCAATATATGAAAATGTCCCAAGAAAAATTAACCAAGTTAATTAAAAAAATGACTAATGTAATTAAACCAAAGGGGGTTTTAGATATTGAGTTTCATTTGGAACCGTTAGGAATTAGGGATGATGAATACTACATGAATATAACATATATTGTTCCTGATGACAGTGAATATCTTAGGTCTTCAAATATGAGGTTTTCGGATAACACAAGAATTAATTGGAATTATGAAATAAAAAAATCTATTAAGGGCTACTTCAATGTAGATGTAATAATTAATTCAACAGGTATTAAATCAGAATCATACTACAATAAACAAAAAGAAATTTAATATGCAAAAATTAGTTCCAATAACAAGATTAGGTAAATTTTTTGGCGGAGAAGATTATAATTTAGACATCGGAATGGGTGAAGAATGGTTAGAGGGTGATATGAACTTTACCGTCGTATTGTATCGTATTGATAGATATAAAACAAAAACCGATAATGTTTATGGTGAAGTTTTGGAGGACGGAGTTCAATTCTTGGCACCAGTAGAATTAAAAGGGCTTGTTCAAGTTATGACACCAACTCATAAATTCTTAGGTAATTCTAAGGTTGAACAACAAGAGCCAGGTAATATGAAATTTTCAGTTTATCAAAAACAACTTGATGAATTGGGTGTTGAAATTTTTATGGGTGACTATCTTGGTTATTATGAAACGGAAGACCGAGTTAGATACTATTCTGTTAGTGATGACGGTTATGTTAGGTCAGATAACAAACATACATATGGTGGATACAAACCGTTTTATAGAACAATTGTTGCAACATATGTGAGCGAAAACGAATTTAGAGGAATTTAATTATGAGAGATATTGTACATAAAGTTTTAAAAGAAATAAAGGATTTACATAAAATTGAATCGAGAGAGGAAAGAATTGATATTATTAAATATAATAAAGAATATATTGAAAAATTATTACCAACAATTGTTAAATTTTTTGAATATACATTTAAAGACGACCTTTATAAGATTGAGGTTAAAAGTGGTGGAGTAACATATGGAAGTGAAAATTTTAGTATGGAATCATTTAAATTAATTTTTTATTTTAATCAAATACCAGAAGATAGTAAATTTTCAATTAGGAAGGAAATTATAAAATATTTGGAAAGTATGTTTAATATTGATATAACAAGGTATGGTGTTCCATTATCAATTAATGTTTATATTAAAGAATGGAAAGAATACAGATACTAAATGAAAGTAATGGTATATTATAACTTAAACAAACATACTTTTTCTGTTACACATAACAGTAAGGTAATTATGTATGCCGATTATGTTAAACTAAAAGATGTTGAGTTTAGAGTTAGACAAGGTGGTAAGGAAAAGGTACGAAGTGAAAAAAGAAAGAACGTCCATGCTTTCGTTATTGGTGAGTTATTGGAATATTCTGAATACCCTTCTAAAGATATGCCGATACCATCTTCAGATAAAATTATAACCTACGACCCCTACAAATACGATTCGTTTGTATTTAAAAATAATGAAGAACCTGTTTTTTATGCCAATGAGATTGATATGATAAACACAAAAGATAAAGTATTTTTAATAAAATAATATAATGGGATTACCAAAAACAATAGTTAAAAAAACATTACCATTAGTTCCAAGAAAAGAATTGTCCGCTCGCAGAGAACAACTTTTGGAATATATTAAGGATGATGGAACATATCTACCTAAATCAGTATTGCATGCCGATTTGGATAGAGGTATGTTAGATTTTGTTAAAGAGGAACTTAAAGTTGTGGTTGCTGGTGATATAGTTCCTATGGTTGATATTATTATCACAACACAAAATTGGTCTCAATATTTAGAAACGTGGAAGTTTTTTGACTTAGACTTTAATCCTTCCCCGCCATTTATTACAGTTGTTAGAAATCCTGAAGTTAAGTATGGTACAAACCCATCACTTCAATATACAATACCAAACAGAAAACAATTTTATTATGCATCGGTTCCTACTTGGAACGGAAACGAACAAGGTATGGACATTTATACAATTCCCCAACCAGTTCCTGTTGATATAAGATACAGCGTAAAAATCATTTGTAATAGAATGAGAGAACTTAACCAATTAAATAAAATTGTTATGCAAATGTTTTCTTCAAGACAGGCATACACGTTTATTAAAGGTCAATATGTTCCAATTATTATGGACAATGTTTCGGATGAATCTCAAATGACAATTGATTCGAGAAAATATTACATTCAAAATTATGACTTTACAATGTTAGGTTATCTAATTGATGAAGAAGAATTTGAGGTTAAGCCCGCAATTCAAAGAATAACTCAATTATTTGAATTAGATACAACAACACGAAGACAAAAAAGAAACCAGTTTCCTAAAAATCCCGACAACTTTGAAAATAACTTTTTATTTGTTTCTGGTAACACCATATTAACTGATGTTATAGATTATACTGCTAATATGAATGTATTATCATTAGACAATGTCGATACTTTTGATGTGTATATTAATGGTGATTATTATGGTAGTGATATACAGGTAATTCAAATAACCACAAACGATATATTAAGAATTGAAGTTACTAAAACTGATATAACAAAAGAGGCAAACATTTTGTTTGAAAACAAATTGGTTTAATTTTCCCCGTAGATATCTTTCTTCTCCTTACATTTTTCAATAATTAAATTTTCCAAAAACTTATAAATCTTAATTCCCCGCTTGTCACAGTACTTTTTTAGTATCTCGTGTGATTCAGGGGATATTTTTATATTCTTAATTTCTTTCTTTGTTTTCATAGTGAGAAAAAAGGTAGAATTATTTCCTACCGTTTATAAATACTTCTCTAAAAGTAAAGTTTTTTCATAAAATATTGAATATTTATCTATAAAATAAATCTGTAACAGAATAATTTAATAATGGCAACAGCACAAGCAAATCAAAAAGTATTCGTATCACCAGGCGTATACACATCAGAAACCGACTTATCTTTCGTAGCCCAAAGTGTGGGTGTAACGACATTAGGTCTTGTTGGTGAGACAATAAAAGGTCCAGCATTTGAACCAGTATTCATAACAAACTATGATGAGTTCCAAGCTTATTTTGGGGGAACAGAACCCGTTAAGTTTATTAACACTCAAATTCCTAAATATGAGGCTGCGTATATTGCAAAATCTTATTTACAACAATCAAACCAATTGTTTGTTACGAGAGTATTAGGTTTATCAGGTTATGATGCGGGTCCGTCTTGGAGTATGTCATTAATAGCTAACGTAGACCCAACAACAATTAGTGACCCATCGGCAGCAACTCCGTTTACTGCATCATTTACAGGTACAACAGGCGGTACTGTTACCTTTACAGGAACAAGTCAATTACCAGCACAAGTACAGGCGAATTTAAATGTACAATATAGACTACAAGATGGTTCAACATCTACAATACAAAATGACTTTAATACTTACTTAAGTGCTATTTTTAATAGTACATCTACTTCAGCTACAACATCAGTAATATATGGTTCAATACCTGAAAATAATTATTACAGTTTAATTGGTTCATACCCAATAGTAAATAATCCTTATGGTTGTGAAAATAATTTTAACGCAAATGATTTAACCGCAGCATCAAACGATGCTTGGTATTATGCTAATTTTGATATTTCATCAGGTGATGCATATACAGGTTATTCATTTAGTTATAATGTTTCTGCGTTATCGACAGATAGTGTTGGTAATTTTACAGGTACTGTTGTAGGTAATTCATATTCATTTATTGGTACTGCGTATACCGAATTTAACAATATGGTTATTGCAACCGTTCGTTCAAGAGGTATTTCACTATACTCCAATAGTTCAACAAGTGAAAATCACGGACCAGTTTATCAAGTTAGTGGATTAACCGATTTAACTTTACTTTCATCTGGACAATATTCAGGTATAACTCAATCACCTTTTGCGCAATTTGCATTATCAGGTATAACAAAAGATGGTGATACTTTCCAATTTGAAACATCTTTATTGGCTTCCGATGCAAATTATATCACTAAAGTTTTAGGTGTTGATAATTTTGGTAAATCAAGATTTGAAGTTCCTGTTTTTGTTGAAGAGGCGTATCAAGCATCTCTAAATTATGCATACAGTCAAGGTTATATTCGTGGATTAAATTCTAATTTAATTGCACTACCAAGTGCTAGAAGTGAAAACACTTCATCAATTGCATATAACTTAGAAAAGTATCAATCACCTGAAACACCTTATTTAGTTTCAGAATTGAGAGGTAATAAAGTTTATAAATTATTTAAATTTATATCAATCTCTGATGGAGATGCGGCAAATACTGAGGTTAAAGTTTCAATCGCAAACTTATCATTTAACAATATGTCATTTGATGTGTTAGTTAGAAATTTCTTTGATACTGATGCAAATCCAGTTGTTATTGAGAAATTTACAAATTGTAATATGGACCCAGCATCAAATAACTTTATTGCTAAAAAAATAGGTTCATCTAATGGTGAATTTGCATTGATTTCAAAATACATAATGGTTCAAATGTCTGATGAGTACCCAATAGACGCATTACCTTGTGGTTTCTATGGTTACACTCAAAGAGAATATGAAGATTACAATGTATATCCATCACCATACCCAATATATAAAACAAAATATTATTTTCCAGGTGAAGTTATTAGTAACCCACCATTTGGTTCAAACGTAGGTGGAGGAACAGTTGAATCTGCTGGTGATGTTGTTAGAAGAACTTATTTAGGTTTCTCAAGTGAGTTTGGAGTTGATGAATCACTCTTAAGTTACAAAGGAAAACAAACACCTTCAAATTGGATTTCAAATCCATTGGCTGAAGGTCGACCTTGGAATGTGTTAAGTAAAGGTTTCCATATGGATTCAGGAGCTACTGTTGTAACAATTGCAAATACTTCAATGTCTAGTGGTCAAACCGCGTTTGAGTGTGGAGTTGCTGATTTCACAGAAGACCCATCAACACAAGAAAACCCATACTACTTTATCTACTCAAGAAAATACACCGTGTGTTTCGCAGGTGGATTTGACGGATGGGATATCTATAGAGAATGGAGAACTAACGAAGACAGATTCCAATTAGGAGCATCAGGTTATTTAGCAGGTGCGGCACCATCATCAAGATACCCAACTGCAACAGGTGACGGTTTATTCAAGAGAATTGTGGTTCAAAATAACACACAAGATTTTGCAAACACCGACTACTACGCTTACTTACTTGGTATTCTAACATTTGCAAACCCTGAGGCAACAAACATCAACGTGTTTGCAACTTCAAGTATTGATTATGTTAACAACTCTAACCTCGTAGAAGAGGCAATCGATATGGTTCAATTCTCAAGAGCTGAC